GTCGATGTCGTCCAGCGCAGCGGTACGGATGGGGAACTGAACGTTCAAATCTTGCAAGGTCAATTGCCAGATATTGGTGTTTTCAGTAGTGGGCGAACCGTTGTTCTGAATTGCATAGCCCCATTGTGCGCCAGCGTTGCCGACTTTAGCGCGGAACTGATAGGTCGAACCTTCAGTCGAGACATTGCGAGAAACGCCGCGCAAGGGGTTAATCAGACGCAAGGTGTGGAACACGGGGTCGTATGCAGTACGGCCACCAACGCCAGCGCCGCCGCCTGTCAGCGCGGAACTTTCCTTCATGTACGCATCGTTTTGGTCGGTGCTTTCAAAGATTTTGACTTCTTTTTCGTAAGCCTTGCCCTTTTTGTAGAACTTGGACAGTTGTTCACGAACCGATTTGTTCACATCGCCACGAACGGTTTTCGCGGGTTTGATGAACGATGCGGACGAATTGATTTCAGAAATACGGGCTTCCAAAGCCGCGACTTTTTCAATCAGTTCAACCTTGGTTTCTTCAACCTTGGCAATAGCTTCGGTCTTGATTTCTTCAATCTTGGCGACGTTTTGCGCTTCGATTGCATCCAGCTTTTCGGTGATTTTGTCGATAGACATAGTATTAACCTTTCAATCGTTTAGATAATGCTTTCAACAATTCGCGTTCTTCAAGAACTCGCAAAATGTCGTCGGCTTCGACCACCGCATCCGAATCGCTCGGGGTTGGGGTTACTTGAATGGGTTTTTGGACAACATCACGTTGTTCCAGAACTTTCTTCAAGACTGAAGATGCGGTGGTCGCATCTTTACGCGAAAGACCTGCCTCACGCAGAACCTTCTCGATCTTGCGAGGGTTAGGTTGTCCCTCGGCTGTAAAACATTCCAAATTCATCACCTCTGCGGCGGGGTTGTTGGGGTACATCACCACCGACACTTCACGCAAACCGCCTTTTGTGATTTGGAAATAGGATTCATCATCATCATCATCGCCGCTAACCATTGGGTCGCCATTAGCGTCAACATAACGGGCTTCGTCAGCGTATGCGCCAACAGAGACACCGCCAAACAGATTAGGGGATTCTTTGAGGACGTTATAGAGATCGGAGCCGCCAACAGTGTTAAGGAAAAGTTTTCCTTCTGCGGTCATGCCCGATGCGTCAAAATTAAACTCTGTCCACTCACCGACTGGCATACCCATGTCGTTGTGATTCAGGAACATCGGCAGTGGTGTGCCGCTTTTAGAGAATTCTTGTGCCCAGTCCTGGAAACCTTCAGGCTGGTAATTGAATTTGCGCCCATCAGCGCCTTCTCGTGCGCCCCAAGTGGTAACTCTTGCGCTAATTTTGCCGCTTGGATTTTTTCCGACCTTTTCGTTGAGGCTCAGTTTGGCTTCGCAAATCACTTGCACTTGTTTCATGGATTACCCCATTGTGGATTGCTTGGTTATTATCTTGTATTGTAAGCATATCGTCCACCACCGGCACTTTAACATTGCTTTTAATCAATTGCAATGCCGCAATTTTTCTGTACAAGTTCATTTGCCGATATTCATTTTGCGGGTCTGATTACCACCGCCGCCACCCGTGTCTTGCGGGGATGTGCCTGGGATAATCTTGGCGGTTTTTGTGCCAACAGGGATATTATCCGAGGAAATCGCGCTTGGGTCGGTGTTTAAGAGTTTATCTGCGCCATCAATTTTAGGCACATTTAAATATTCACGCGCCTCGTTTGGCGTAAAAATACCCGCCGCTACACCTGCGGTGACAAAATTCATCTGGTCTAATGCTGCGCCTTTGAGAAAATCCTTAGTGTCAAACCGGATTGAAAGGTTAGGATAACCCTTAAGGAGTTGCTGTTTAAACTTCTGCTCGATGTTAATAATCATCGGGTACATACTGGTTTTATAAAACTCATCCAAAAGCGTCTGAGTATTATTAAACTTGCCCGAGGCTAAACCTAGCATCTGAGGCGGTACACCGAATAAAGCACAAATCCGGTTGGTGGTTTGTTCTTTCAGCTTGGCAGCATCAGCGTCTTGGAGCGTCAGCATTTTGACAGTCTCAAACGTCATGCCCTGATCTAAGAGCATCCCTTGTCCAGGCTTACTCTGGTCAGTCGGTTTAGAACCCGTCATGCTTGCCCACGCTTCTTTTAATCGTGCAGCGATTTCTTTATATTTAGCGTCTGGGATGACTTGATCGGTTTTAAACAACCCAGAAGGTTTAGCGCCGTTTTGCATGACGTAGTTTGCATACAGGTCAATGTCGGTGTCCAAGGCTACCAGCTCAGTCGCCAAGATACCTTTGTTAAAACCTGCTGAACCTTGCCATGGGGCTTCGGTGATATGGATAACCTGATGCGCTGCCAGTGGCTCGTCTTTGTTAAACCCGTAGGTTGGGGTAGACATCCGATAAGTTGGATACCTTAAAGGTGTCATTTGGACGGTGATGAGCGTAGCGTCCAAGTTGTACATCTCAATTGGCGTTTGCATTGCGTCTTTGTTATCTTTACGCAATAACAAGGTGAAGGTTTCACCCGCCAATTCGTGCCACATCACCCATTGATACCAAAATTCGTACTGATTTTGGAAATTATTAGGCTCTTGTAGAAGGTTAAGAACCTGCTTTGCCTTTGTTTTGTCCCGTGTTCCCGCCTTATCAGATTTTAAAACATCCTCAAATGTCCCGTCATCTGTCTTGTACATAATGGACAGAGAACACTGCGCCAAGGCACGAGCCTTAACACCAACACATGACATGATGGTGCTGTTTCGTGAAAGCACCGACATGTCCACAATGCGCCCTGCGTTTGTGACGCTGGACGTTGTGACATATAAAAGTTGAAAAGCCGAGCCTTGTTGTCCACCTTGTGATTGGCGAACGATTTGGTTGCCCAACTGAGTCTGGCCGAACAGCGTATTCGACTCTTTTTTAGAGTCTTTCTTGCCTTTGAAAATATCCAGAATACCCATGTTTTGCTCCGGTTTCGCTACATATTACCACTAAAACGATCTAAAACCAAACGAACTTGATGCATAGGGATTGTCTAGGCTGCAATGCGAGGCAATAATCATGGCAATAATACCGTCAACCTTGGCCGCTTTGTCTGCTTCGTTTTTTCGGACTTTAATGTTGCCATTTACATCTTCATAGATTTCGCAGTTACCCAATTGCCATCCAACGAATGGGTTGCCATCGTGTTTGATTTGCTTGTTGAGAATCAATTTTTCAACATATTTAGACGGATTTGACAAAACCCCCATGCCCTGACCAACCTTTTTGACGGGGATTCCCGCCTCATGTAGCCTGGCTACAAGGCTTGCGGCATTGTAGGCATCGTATCCAACTTCCTTGACATCATAACGCTCGCATTGGGCTTTAATGTAGTCCGATACTTCCCTGTCATCCATTACATTGCCTTCAGTAATCTTCAAAATTTTGCTTTTTACAGCCATTCGGAAAATATCCGCGTAATGTTTTGGAATCAGCTTATAGCCTTCTTCCGGCAAGAAAAACTTAAATTCTGCCCTGTAATCCAGTTCACCATATCGCTTCAAAGTACAGACAGCATTCAAGTCACGGGTTGCCGCCAAGTCGAAACCAATAAACACGGCCTCTGGCTCACGTTCATCATTTTCGTCTTTTGCCTCATCCCAATAATTTCTATCCAACCAAGCGGAATTGGCACTTACAAAGATATTCAGGGTTTTACAAAGGAACTCATTTAATGCAGCGGGTTTGTGTTTGGCTTCCTCTGCCCTTTGTGAGATTGCTTCCTCAAACACAGAAATTCCATGCATAGGGTTTGCTTTAGCCCAGACCGAGGGGTCGCGCCAATCGTCTTTAATATCTAGGCTGTATAAAAGGCCAAACCATCTAGGGTTGTCTTGGGCCTCTCCGTAAAGCATAGATTGGTACATCAAAAAATCTTCATAGAATTTCGTGTCCTTGGTAAAACTGGCTGTCGTAATATAAATCCTAAGTGGATTTTGACGGGCCACCATACCTGAGTGAAGAACCTCAATTGAGTTTCGATCTACGATTTGCGCTGCCTCATCCACAATCACACAGCTTGGGTTTTTACCGTCACC